CAATCTAATAGGAGACCAACGCAATGACTAACAAGTTTGAACAACTTCTAGATTATCTAGTAAACGAGGAAATGGACAAGGCAAATGAATTGTTTCATGAAATCGTTGTTGAGAAATCTAGAGATATATACGAAAATCTAATTGCTGAAGAAGCAGAAGAAGACGAAGAAGAAATGGATGAAGCCATGGAAGACGAGGAAGAAGACGAGGAAGAGTTAGACGAAGAAACTACTCTTGAAATCGGCGGAGATCCTACAGACGCTATGGCACACGATATTGGAGCACCTGGTGCAGACATGGGTGATGACGGTATGGGAGATGACGAATTTGGTGGAGACGACATGGCCGGTGATATCGGCGGTGACGAAGGTTCTACTGAAGAACGCATCGACGATCTAGAAGATGCCCTAGAGCAATTAAAAGCAGAATTTGAAGCCCTAATGGCTGACGAAGAGCACGAGCCAGAGCATCACGACGGTGTTGATGATCCTGATTTCGGAGACGAAGACGGTGAAGAAGACGGTGAAGAGTTCGGCGGTGAAGAAGACGACAGCGAAGAAGATGATGACGAAGACGAAGGCATGTTTGAAAGCCGTCAACGTGTTCGTGAATATCGTGACACAGTTGGTAACGACTGGGAAAAGAACAGCATGAAAACACCAGGACCAATCGGTTCAGGAAAAGGAGACAAGGCTGGTCAAACAGACGTAAGCAACACACCAAGCCCAGTTAGTTCTGGTAAAGGTAAGCCAACAACTGGTGCAAACGCACACAACATTTTACAAAACACTAAAGGTGTTGGCGAAATGAGTGGAACAAGTCCTAATATGGACAAAGGTTCACGTGGTTTAGTTGGCGCTACTAAAGGCGAGTACACTAAAGGTGTTGAAAAGAATATCTCTAACAAAGCAACTTCTAGCATGAAGTCAGGTGCGGCACTAAGCAAAGTTAGTGGCGGACACGGCGCTGAGAAGAAGGGCACTGGCGGAGAAGGACAAGGATGGGGTGCTGGTACAGGTGGTAAATCAGGTCAAACTGGTTCCGTTAATACTAAGAGCCCATTGACAGGCGCACCTAACAGGAACGCTTAATAATGAAAATATCTTACCTAAGAGAACATTTAAGTTTTGATCAAGCACGATGCGTGGTAGAGTCTGTTGAAGGTCAGGAAGGCAAGAGTCTGTACTTAAAAGGCATTGCAATTCAAGGCGGTATTCGCAACGCTAACCAGCGTGTTTACCCTGTGAATGAAATTACTATTGCAGTTAAAACGCTAAACGATCAAATCCAAAATGGTTACTCTGTACTAGGTGAGGTAGATCATCCTGAAGACTTAAAAGTAAATTTGGACCGTGTGTCACACATGATCACTGATATGTGGATGGACGGTCCTAATGGTTATGGAAAGATGAAAATCCTTCCTACCCCAATGGGTAATTTAGTAAAGACTATGCTTGAAAGCGGTGTAAAACTTGGTGTAAGTTCTAGAGGTAGCGGAAACGTTAACGAAAGCAACGGTCAAGTATCTGAGTTCGAGATTATCACAGTTGATATAGTTGCTCAACCAAGTGCGCCGGGAGCATATCCTACACCAATTTATGAACATTTGATGAATAGTCGTAATGGTCATAGAGCATTTAGGACTGCGCAGGAGGTACAAAAAGATCCCAAGGCAGAAAAGTATGTCCGTGAGGCCATGCTGAGTATCATAAATGGCTTAAAAACCTAAGGAGATAAAGCGATGATGGACGCATTCAAGAGGTTAGTAGAGAGTGGTGTTATAGGTGAGGACGTAGGTTCTGAACTAGACTCTGCTTTCAGTGCTAAGATTCAAGAAAACCGCGACCAAGTCACTGCTGAACTACGAGAAGAGTTTGCTCAAAAGTATGAACACGATAAGCGTTCTATTGTTGAAGCACTCGACAAAATGGTTGGCGATAGATTGGCCGCAGAGATGGCTGAGCTTGTAGAAGATAAGAAAGGATTGGTAGAAGCCAAAGTTGCTTATCAAAACAAGATGGCAAGAGATTCCAAAATGATGGAAACTTTTGTTATTAATCAGTTAGGTAAAGAATTAGGAGAATTCCAAAACGACCGTCAAAAGGTTGCAGAGAATTTTGCTAAGTTAGAACAGTTCATTGTAACTGCTCTAGCAAGAGAAATCAACGAGTTTAGTCAAGACAAACGTGAACTAGCAGAAGCGAAAGTTAAGTTAGTACGTGAAGCTAAGAAGAAATTCGATGAGGTAAAACAACGTTTCATTATGAGAAGCGCCGCATTAGTACAAGAGACAGTTACGAAGAAACTGAATACTGAGTTACATCAGTTGAAAGAAGACATCGATTCTGCTCGTCGTAACGCATTCGGTCGTCGAGTATTTGAAGCATTTGCCCAGGAGTATTCTACAAGTTATCTAAATGAAAAATCTGAAACAAGCAAATTGCTTAAGATTATTCAAAAGAAAGATGCAGAGTTAGCCGAAGCACAAACAGTTGTCACAGAAAAGCAACGTGTTATTGAGTCTAAGGAACGCGAAGTTCGTGTTACTAAAGATTTGATGGAACGTAAAGCAGTGATGAGTGAGTTACTAGCACCTTTGAGTGCTGAACAGAAAACGATTATGAAAGAGTTACTTGAGTCTACCAAGACACAAAAACTTACTGAATCATTTGACAAGTACCTACCAGCAGTGCTAGAAGGTAATATAGTTAAGCCAGCCGCTAAAAAGGCTGTATTGACAGAAGGTCAAGCGGTAACAGGTGATCGCGAAGCAAAAAATCAGCCTCAGGTAGGCGAAGATAACATTTTAGATATCCGCAAATTAGCGGGACTAAAATAATTTAATATTCAAGGAGAAGACATAAAATGTCACAATTATTAAATGAAAGATGGTCAGAGACCAAAGACGCTCTGCTTGAAGGCCTACAAGGTACTCGTCGTTCATCTATGCAAGTTTGCTTAGAGAATACACGTAAGTACTTGGCAGAAGCCGCAACAAGTGGTGCTACAAGTTCTGGTAATATCGCTACATTAAACCGCGTTATTCTTCCAGTTATTCGTCGTGTTATGCCAACAGTTATTGCCAACGAAATCATCGGCGTTCAGCCAATGACTGGCCCTGTTGGACAAATTCACACTCTACGTGTTCGTTATGCTGATACATCAAGCGGTGACGGTATCGTAGCAGGTGAAGAGGCATTAAGCCCATTCAAGATTGCGGCTGCTTATTCTGGTAATAATGTTGATGCTACACCACGTGCTAGCGCAACATCAGTTCTTGAGGGACAACCAGGTAAGCGTATGAGCATTCAAATCTTGAAAGCACCAGTCGAAGCCAAATCACGCAAACTAAGCGCACGTTGGACATTCGAGGCTGCTCAAGATGCTCAAGCTCAGCAAGGTATTGACATTGAGGCTGAAATTATGGCCGCCCTAGCACAAGAGATCACAGTTGAAATCGATCAAGAGATTTTAACTTCTCTACGTTCTTTGGCTTCTGTTGAAGAGACTTATGACCAATCACAAGTTTCTGGTACAGCAACATTCGTTGGTGACGAGCATGCCGCTTTAGCGGTTATGATCAACCGTGCTAGTAACTTAATTGCTCAAAGAACACGTCGTGGTTCTGCTAACTGGGCAGTTGTTTCTAACCAAGCATTGACAATTCTTCAATCTGCTACAACTTCTGCGTTCGCAAGAACAACAGAAGGTACATTCGAAGCACCTACAAACACTAAGTTTGTTGGTACATTGAACAACAGCATGAGAATTTATGTTGACGCTTATAAGAGCGATACAGATGACAACAACCAAATTCTAGTTGGTTATAAAGGTTCAAGCGAGGCTGATGCCGCCGCTTTCTACTGCCCTTATATTCCATTGATGAGTTCTGGGGTTGTTCTAGATCCAAATACATTTGAGCCAGTAGTTGGCTTCTTAACACGTTACGGATATGTTGAGTTATCAAACACAGCATCTTCACTAGGTAACGCCGCTGACTACCTAGCCAAAGTTGCTATCACAAGTGCAACAGTAAGTTTCCAATAATATTGGATTTGGTCTAAGCAAATAAAAACGCCCTTCGGGGCGTTTTTTATTGTGGAAAGCACTGAGAG